GGCATACGGTACCCAGCTCGATCCCGACATCGTAGCTGCCCCCGTTAAGCCTAACGTCTTCCTCCAGATTTTCGGAATCAAGGGACTGACCGGACCTCGCCTCTCATGGCGCGAGGCCACAACCGTAGAGAACGTCGACTACGTCGCTGAGCTCGCGGCCAACCAGAACAAGAGCGGCTCGACTTTCTCCGAGAAATTCCGCCAGCTCGGCAAAATTGCCACCTACACCGAAATCTCCAGCGAGGCTGAGATCTGGTTCGACGAGCTCGTGAACTTCGTCCAGAACGAAGGACAGCGCATCGTCCTCAACAAGATCGACACCGAGATCTGGCAGGGAGAAGGACACGACACCAACTATCCTAACAAGTTCTACGGCGTGAAGGAGGCAGCTACCGCCTTCAGCGCACTCGGAGCCTACGAGGATGCCAACATCGCTGACGTCATCTTCGACGCCATCGCACAGATCAAGAAGGAAGGCTACGCAGCCGACTCTGTCGTAATGTGCGCTGCAAACGAGGCAAAACTCCGCGGACTCAAGAACGACATCGGCGGACTCCTCTACGACGCAGTGAACCACCAGCTCGGCGCCGTCAAAGTTTACGTTTCCGAGAAGCTCACCAGTGACGAGCTCTTCATCTGCGACTCCTTCTGCTCCGACGTTCACCTTGGAAGCACCTACGAGCTCGAATTCAGCCGCCAGGCTTCAACCGACAGCTGGCGTGTTGACTTCCGCCGCGTAGGCCAGGTCAAGACAAAGACTCCTTGGAAGAAGGGCCTCATTTACGTCTCCAACATCGCAACCGCAATCGCAGCCATCAGCGAAGGCAGCACCGTCGGCGCAGGCGTAGCGAAAATCGCAGGTGCAGTGAACGAGGCAGGCCAGATCGAGACTCACAACAACAACGAGTAATCGATGGCTCGCTTCAAGGTCATAAAAGCCCATGACGGACTGCAGGCAGGAACCATCCGCGAACTGCCTGCAAGTCCCGTCACGGACTACATGATCAAGAACGGCTACTGGAAAGAGGTCAAGCCGGAAGATCTGACCGCAAAAAAGAACAACAAGTCCGACAAGAAAAAAGGCAAGAAATGATAGACGTCAAAGTCATACAGAGCACCGACCCACACGCCGACCAACTCGAGAAGCTGCGCCAATACGCAAGCGTCCCGAATGACCAGCGCGACGCCCTGCTGATGGGCTGCCTGAAGAAAGCCCTGCTGACCATTCAGGCGCACACCGACACGGCGCTCCTTCACTGCACCATCCGCATGACGGTACCAGACGTCAAGCGCGGCGAGAGCTTCAAGCTCTACCAGGGAGGTCGTCGAGTCGTCTCCGTGAAGGACCAGGACGGAAACGAGCCGCTCTTCAGTCAGGACGAAGACCGAATCACCATCAAGCAGGCGTGCCAGCGCATCATCGTCGAATACCAGAACGAGGTGCTGCCGGCCGAAGCACTCAAGCTCGAGCCAACAGCATGGCAATACGCCACCGCTCTCTACGACGGCGAAGATGCCGCTACACTTGCTGACATTTTGAAACAAACCTACGGATGCCGCTAAGAGAACCAAAAGGTGCACGTCGCTTCAACGACCTCATCACCCTGACCAAAACCCCAGTCGTCTACGACGAATTCCATCACGCCAGCTTCGGAGCACCGAAGGACGTGCTGGACGTCTGGGCCCAGGTCCGTCAGATGAGCTCGACGAAGACCATGCAAACCTTCCAGCAAGCGGACATTGTAGGCGTCGACATTGAGATGCGCGAACCAGGCGTAGTCTTCAACGGCTGCACCTGGCGCGGGCATCGGATCCACTTCCCACACCCGGAGAGCGTCGACAACAGAGGCCGCTACGTCCGGATCAGCGGCTGGTACCAGATAGACAATCCGCTCCAGGCACCACCGCCACCAACGCCGCCGAACAATGGATAACGGCGCTCTGAAACTCGAAGGACTCGACCAGGTCCTCAAGGCGCTCGACGACACAACGCCAATGGTCAAAGAAGCCGTGATGCAAGGCCTGGAGAAAGGCGGCCTCGACATCATAGCAGACGCCCAAAACAATCTGCGAAACAACGGATCCGTAGTGACCGGACTCCTTCGACAGAGCGGAAAGGTCCAGAGAACGAAGGACAAGTCGGAGATTGACGCGGGCTTTTTTGATACGACGAACCGAGGCTCAGGATACGCCTTCTTTGTCGAGAACGGACGAAGAGCAGGCAAGATGCCACCGCCGGATGAGCTGATCCAATGGGCCTACAAGAAACTCCGCCTGGACGCCAAAGCAGCCGCCGCTGCCGGATGGGCCATAGCAAAGAGGATAGCCAAACAAGGCACAAAACCACATCCGTTCTTCAAGCCTGCAGTCGAGCGGAACAAACAGAAGATAATGCAGCGTGTGCAGGACGCGCTCAAGGAAAAGATGAAATAGACAATGGCAGAGGAAAGCGCATACAGAGCACTACGAGCAACACTGACCGAAAGGCTCAGCCGCGAAGGCGTCTACGTCGGTACCACTTCCGGCTACCCGAGAATCGAGATCCACAGCGTCATCGAAAACGAGCGACTCGACAAGAGCGGAAGCCTCCGGAACATGACCGCCGTAATCGAGGTCATGACGACGGACAGCCTCGTCCATGCCCACGAACTCAACAACGAGAACCTCGGCATCATCTGCAACCCACCACTCGACCCGAGCGCCTACGGATTTAAGCTCGTCGGGCAGGTCATCACCCAGCTGCAGGACCTCCCCGAGACCAGCGACACCCAGAACACCATCTACCGGATGCTCCAGAATATCGACTTCTTCCTGGAAAAGCTGCCGGAGCCCGAGCCGGAATCCGAACCAAACGACAACGAATCACAAAACGAATAAATCATGGCACAACTTGGAAATGAACGCCGCGTCTACATTGTGACCGGCTCAAGCACATCAACCTACACCTGGCTGGCCGGAGAGCAGAGCAACAGCTTCAACAGAACAGCTGAGGCCATAGAGACCAGCGACAAATCCACAGACTGGGCCCAGTTCCTCTCAGGCAAGAAGGGAGCGACCGCAGAGGTCACCGTCTACACCAACGACTCCGACGCCCAGCAGAAGGCCGCCCTATCCGCTCTCCACAACGGATCTCAGGTCCGCGTCTTTGTCGGTACCCTGACATCTGGCAGCTCACCCGCGCCAAGCGAAGGCGACGTCTTCGCAGCCGTCGTGACCGCAATCAGCGACACCAACGACAACGGAGCCGTATCCACACGCTCCATCAGCCTCACCGCTTCGGGAGCAGTCACCCACTATCCGACAATCGCATAACACCACACGAACATGGCAAAACTTGGAAACGCACGCAAAGCATACGTGACCCTCGGGTCTTCTGGGACACCGACAACCTGGCTGGCAGGCGAACAGAGCAACAGCTTCAACAGAACCGCTGAAGCTATCGAGGTCAGCGACAAGAGCACCGAATGGGCTCAGTTCATCACCGGAAAGAAAGGCGCCACAGCGGAGATCACCGTCTACACGGACGACACCACCTCCGGCCCTCAGTACAACATGATCAAGGCCCTGCACCAGGGAAGCACCGTCCGCGTCTTCATCGGTGTGCTCTCCGGAAGCAGCGCCAGCGAAGGCGACGTCTTCACAGCCGTCGTGACTGCAATCAGCGACACCAACGACAATGGAGCCGTGGCCAGCCGTTCAATCAGCCTCACCGCCACCGGAGCTGTAACCCACTACCCGACCATCTGATGAGAACCCTGCGTCGAACATTCGAAATCAAGGACGGAGTGAAGATAGAAACCCTCTTCACTCCGCACCTTTACAGCTTCAAGGACCAGCAGGGCATCGATTTCACACCGAGAGATGACAGCGTGATGGCGAGCCTCGAGCTCTACGCAGACATCATCTACTGCGCCGCCCTCAACGCCTGGGTCCTGGACGGACACGGAACGCCCGAGGAATTCCCGCACCGCCGCGGAGACTTCCACGAATGGATGGCTGCGGAACCCGCCGCATTCGGAGCCGCCGTCAACTTCGCAGTCGAGGCGCTAACCGGAAAGACCATCAAGCAGCTGACCGAAGAGCAGGCGAAGATGACCCCAGAACAGAAGGAAGCAGGTAAAAAAAAAGTTTCATTCTTGATTGGCCGGAAATAGAAGCCTTCCTGATAGGCACCTGCGGCAAGACCGAGGAACAAGCCGCGCTGACCAGCTGGCACGAATACCAGGTCCTGCTGAAGGAGAAGGAAAAAGAGCTCGAGCGCGAATGGGAGATGAGGCGCTGGCAGGCCTTCCACATCATCAGATACTACCCGATGACAAAGGCCGCCGCCCGGCCAAAGAAGCCAAAGGACCTCTGCTCATTCCCCTGGGAGCAGGAAACACCGGAAGAGCTGAAGCGGAAAGCCGAACAATACAGAATAAGCCCCGAGGAAGAGGCTGAACTCAACGAGATAATAAAGATACTGGACAAGGCCTAAAAGGCCGCGAAACAAAGCGAAAATGGGCAAGATTGGCGATTTATTCGTAAGACTCGGACTGAAGAACGACGACTACAAGAAAGGCATCGAGCAAGCAAAGCGCGATACCCAGAACTTCGGGTCCTCGCTCAAGAACATGAGCGCCCTGGCGAAGACCGCCTGGGCTGCTGTCGCTGCCGCCGTCGTCAAATTCGCTGCCGACGCCATCAAGATGACCCAGAAATGGGGCGACCAGTTCAACATCGCCGTCCAGGGAATGAAGGCCGGATACGGAGCCTTTGTCAGAGGACTGGCCAGCGGCGAAGGCTTCAAGGAACTCTTCGAGAACATCCGGACCGCCGTCAAGCTCGCCAGAGAGGCCGCCGCTGCTCTTGACGAGGTATTTGAGCGCAAGATATCCTTCGGATATTCATCCGCCACAACGGAGAACGAAATCGCCCAGCAGCAGCTCATCATGCGCGACAGCTCCAAGTCCGACAAAGAACGCGAAGCCGCCGCCAAGCGAATCATCGAACTCGAAGCACAACTCGGTAGGGAAAAGAAGGACATCTGGGCTCAAGAGGCAAAGGCACAGCGCGACTTCTTCAAGTCCCAAACACAGATGAATGATGAGGAAATCGACTTCATGGTCCGTAACTACAACCAGAACCGAAACATCATCGAAGAAAGCCGTGACTACCTCGCAGAGAGAACCAGACTCGAAAAGGAGTACCGCGCCGTCCTGAGATCTGGCGGCTTCCAGCAAGATAACATGGTGTCCGCCGCTCAAAACGGACAACGCGCCCAGGCAATCATGGACCAGATCACCGCGCTGGACAATGCCACCTCCCAAGCCATCAAGGACGTAGCTGAACTCACCAAGAAATACGACAAAGGAAACGACGAGCTCGTCCAGAACATGGCGAATGCCGAGGTCGCCGTCATCAACGTCGACACCGAGGTAGCCAGGGCCCAGGCCAGAGCAACCGCAATGCTCGGTACACTGACGAAAGCCGCGAGCGTTTCCGTCGGATCCGGAGACAAGACGGACCCAAACAAGTCCAATGCTGAGAAGATCGCGCAACGAGCCGAGGACAGCTTCAAGTCCGAGACCCAGCTGCTCACAGAGAAATACAACACCGAGAAGGCGCTGCTCGAGCAGTACCAGATTGATACTACAAACCTGACCAAAGAATACTACAAAAACCTATTTGAAATTCTCGACAAAGGCGTCGATGACGAGCTCAACAAGCTGATGGAAATAGAGCCCATCGAGCTGGACATCATCGACATGTCAGACGTGGACGCCGCTCTCGACGAATTCATACAGAAACTCGAAGAGGATGTGGCTCGGGCCCAGGAAGCAGCCTACGCCTTCGCGGACGCAGTGACCGGAGGCTTCTCCGATGCCTGCGAGGAATTGATGGAGCAGCTCATGGGACTCACAGAATTCAACCCCGGAGCTGTTGTCCAGGCATTGCTCACGCCGCTCGCGGACCTCGCAATCAAAGCCGGAGAAATCATCATAGCGGAAGGACTCGCCACAATCGCGGCAAAGAGTGCCCTCGAGACTTTCGGTGTGACCGGATGGGGAGCCGTAGCAGCAGGCGCAGCTCTTGTCGCAGCGGGTACTGCGGCCAAGGCAGGACTAAAAGCACTGGCCTCTGGTGGATCAGCAACGACCAGCACATACACCGGAAACAACGCCGCCACCGAGCAAACACAGAACATCGAGAGCGAACTGACCGTCTATGTCAAAGGCACCCTCCGAGGCAGCGACATCGTCCTGGCAAGCGAGAGAACACAAACCAGCTGGAGCAGATAGATATGGCATACTACCTGAAATACTTTGCAGATGCGAAGGACCAGCAAGGTCACTACGTCAGAGTCGAGGTCCACAGCAAGACCTACGACTCAAACGCGCCGTACCGCATGTGGGGACTGACCGGACTCAGCCTCAACGTGCAGGGCGGGACAGACAAAATCGACAGCCCAATCATCAAGACCAGCCTCTCCTTCTCACTCATCGAGCCCCCAACACCAAGCTATGACTACGACATGGACGGACGACACCAGAAGAGAGGCGGCTGGTCCGAGTTTTTCACACCGGAAAGCGACGCATACAAAGTCATCCTGATGACCGGAAGCTCCTACCGCAACTGGACTACCCGCTGGTCCGGATACATCACCCCGGACAGCTGGCAGGAAAGCCTCGACGGATACGACTCCGTGACGATTGTCGCCAGAGACAACCTCGGTCACCTTCAGGACTTCGACTTCGACGAACAAGGAACCAACGGACTCATCAGCATAAATGAGCTCATCAGCAAGGCAATGACGAAAATCACGGCGCCTATGTCATACCGCATCCGCGTTGAAGGCGCCGAATCTGAACGCTGCCTCTTCTTCGAGGACGAAGACGGAGAGCTCCACACAATCAACGAAGCCTGCATCAACGTCTCACTCTTTGAAGGCAAGAACTGGTACGAAGCGCTCGAATCTACTCTTGAAAGCATCGGATGGGTCTGCCGCTGGACAGACTACAATGTCCTATCTTTTATGCCGCTGAGGAACATGCCGCTCATGGGCTATAATAACGACACGGACCAACCGATCCAATTACTTGAATTTTACAACGGCGGAACAAGAACCCTCGACCCGGCCTACAAAGAGATCAAGGAAGAGATCGACTACGAGCAGAAGGACAAGGTGGAGCGCGACGCGAAATACAATCTCA